TGATGCAAAATTAGATACAGTTTTTATGACGAGATCTACAGGAAACTCAAAAGCTGAAGGTGTTAAATTTAACAACAGTTTACCTTTAAGTGTTAAACCTACACAAGCTTCTGTTACAATGATTGGATGTCCATTTATAAACTTTGCTCAAAATGTTTTTTTAGAATTCAATACTGGAACAACAATAGATAATAGATATAATGTAACAGGTCTAAAGCATGAAATTTCACCTGGTAAATTTAATACGCAAGCTACACTTTCATACGGCGAAGCTTTTGGTAAATATGAAACTGCTGTAAATAATATAGCTGCAGGTGTTCAAGCTGTATTGCCTAGTGTTGTTGCAGGCGATTCAGATCTTCTTAAAAAATTAAAAGATATTTCAGATGGAAATTCTGAAAAAGATAAAGAAAATATACCTACTAGTGGTGCTTTAAAGATACAAGATAAAGAATCAAACTTTAAAATATCTACAAATAAAAACAGTGAATTACTAAAATATCTTGGTTCAACACTTGGCTTTAATTTAGATATTAATTTAAAAACAAATATATTACTAGACAATAAAAATAAATTGAATATATTCAATACGAGTAGCAAAAACCCTAAAGGAAATGATATTCAAGAAAATTCAAAAATTTTTATTGAAACAAATATCCATTGTTTAAAGTCTGAGATTTTAAAAAATTCTAATAAAATAAGCTTTTCTGAAAATAATATTTTAAATCACAACAAAGTTTTAAACACTTTTAACTTTTTAAGCAAAACAATATTAGATAAATTAAATGAAAAAAGTTTTGGCATTCTTATAAACGACTTAATTCTTGATAAAAAAGGAAACTTCCATGATGTTTATATACCAATAGTAGGAAATCAAGGATTTTTTAATCTATCTGAACTTGTAACACCAACACTTAATACTACAATAAAGTTAAATGAAAGTAATAGAATACAAATATCAGATACTATTACTAATCAATTTAGTTTAACAGGTGATGACAAAATTAAAGCAATATTAAGTGCGTCTGCAGATTCTATAGACATAACTAATGATATAATAAAAAATAATATCGAAGATGTAAAAGGATATCCTAGTGATTTAACATTAACTGCAACTACAAGTATTAAGTTTGAAGAAATAAAAATAGTAATAAGTAAAGTTGATGATATCAAATATTCTATTAGAAAATTTAAGTCTGAACTAGGATTAAATATTATTGGTTTAAATCATGATTTAAAAAATACAATTACTTCTAGAATAGAAAAAGATAATACTATAGTTTTTAGTGCGAATGATTTGATTACGTTTATTATGTCAATATATGAGATAAAAAAATTAGATTAAAATAATTTGTGTAAATTTAAAATATATTGTATATTATGTTTTTATGAAAGATGAATATAGATTATATAATATAGAAGATATAAATAAGTATGATAAATTCTTTAGTATGTTTAGTAATAAATTATCTATAGAAATAATATTAGAAGTTTTACCTGAATTTTACAAAAAAGAATTTATTAAAGATTTAGAAATTTGTGATTCTAAGCTATTAGAAGCAGATAAATACTTTAATTATTTAGATATTTTCTCAAAAAAGCAAAAAATATTTAGCAATTTAAATAGAGCTAAGATTAATAAAATATCTTATAAAGTATTTAAAGAGCTAGAAAAAAATGAAACATTGCAATCAAATCTTAAAAGTTTCAGACCCTTTAATGGATATGCAGAAGTTGTAGAGTATGATCAAGTTAAGACAATATCAGGTAGACTAATAAATACATCATCTAGTCCTAAGATATTGACATTACCTGCAAGACATAGAAAGATATTTGAATCTAGATGGACTCAAGAAGGAGACTTGTTACAAATTGATTTTAAGTCTCTTGAACCTAGAGTTATAAGAAAGATAAATGGAAAAGATGCAGGTGATGATATCTATATGGATATTGCTAATGGTTTAGACTTCAAAGTTGATCGTCTTATTATTAAAAGAGCAATCATATCAATATTGTACGGAAGCAACTCTCAAATAGACGGCTTAAGTAAAGAAAGAAGTGATATCGTATTAAATGCAACAAGAGAATATTTTGATATTAAATCAATATTACAAAAGGCATCAAAAGAATACGACGTTAATTGCAGAAGCAATTTCTATGGAAGACCTATATGGAATATCAAAGAAACAAAAGAAAACAAAATCGTAAACAACTACATACAATCTACAGCTGTTGATGTGGCATTATTATACTTCTCAGAATTATGTGATAAATTAGATCTTGATTTATGCAAACCACTTTTTATAATTCACGATGCTTTAATATGTGATGTACACAAAAGCTATAAAGAAGAATTCTCAAAAATTGTAAATAAAGGTTATAACTGTAACAAACTAGGAAACTTTCCCGTTGAAATAACCAATGTATTGGAGTCAATATATGAATAAACTAATTGAAAGAGACGTAGAATCTCTTTGGAATAAATATGAAAAACTACTTTCAATATTAGATGATGAAGGAGTTAATAAACTAATTGAAGATCATGGACAAAGAATTATAGAATGTTCATACTCACAAAAAATATCAGAACCTTACTGTGGAATTGGTGGTCTTGTAGCTTACAGTCTAGACTTAGCAAAAAATGCAAAAGTACTATCACAAACACTAAATTATGATATTTCAGCGCACTCTATTATAAAATGTGCTTTACTATCTGAAGTTGGTAGAATAGGCACAGAACATCTTAGTAGATTTATACTTTCAACTTCAGATTGGCATAAAGAAAAGTTAGGTCAATACTTTGATTGGAATGAATCATGTCCAAAATATAACGTATATCATATGTCTTTATGGTATATTCAAAAATATAAAATTTATCTTTCTTGGGAAGAGTGGCAAACAATTATGTTAATGACTTCACAGTCTTCTGAAGATTCAAAGTTTTATGGTAATCATAAATCAAATCTTTCTTTATTACTTTCTATTTCTAAAGATGTAGTACTTAAAAAAGAAAAAGATGTTATTGATGGTGTAGATAGGGTTCCTTTTTAATATTTATATAAAAAGGAGTCAATCATGAATGAAAATGATTTATATTATCTTGTTTTAGAATCACTAATAGAAGAAGCAGAGCTTAATGAATTCAGCACAATGAGTGGAGGTGCTGTGGGTATATCTGCTGTACCTTTAGGCGCTGGACCACGTGGAAGAGTTACTTATAGAGATGGAAACGATAAAAGTGATTCTGCATACAAAGAAAAACCAAAAAAGAGTAAGAAGAAGAAAAAAAGAAGAAAGAAAAAAACATATACTAGATCAGTTCAACACTACTTAAAACACGGTGGTGAGAAGACAAGAAAAAGATCATTTAAATAAAAAATTAAAATAATAAAAATTGTGTAAAAATTAAACTAATAAATTATAATTCGAATGTATTAAACAAATACAAATTAAAAAATGCCAAATTAAAAATTTAAATATTTAGAAAGGAATAATATGGCTATCGATTTAAATGCAATTCGCAAAAAGTTAAACCAGTTAAGTGGACAAAATAATAAGAAAAACGCTTTATGGAGACCTGAAGAAGGCACTGAGACAACTGTAAGACTTCTTGCATATCCTGATAATGATGGACAACCGTTTAAAGAAATGATGTTTTATTATAATATTGGAAATAATCCTGGATTATTAGCACCTTATCAATTTGGAAAAGCTGATCCAATTCAAGAACTTATTACAAAGCTTCGCGATGAAGGTTCAAAAGAAAGTTATGAATTAGCTAAAAAGCTTTATCCTAAGATGAGATGTTATGCACCAGTTATTGTTAGAGGTGAAGAAGACAAAGGTGTAAGATTATGGGCTTTCGGTAAGCAATTATATCAAACATTTTTAAACTTTATGCTTGACGAAGACTATGGAGATATTACTGATCCTATGGAAGGTAGAGATATCCGTGTAGTCTGTACAAAAACTCCTGGGCGTATGTGGGCAACAACTGAAGTACGACCTCGTGGTAAAGATACACCGTTATCTGAAAATCAAGGACAAGTTAAAAAATGGCTTGATAATATTCCAGACGTAAACGATTTATATACACTTAAATCTTATGAGGAATTAGAAAATATTGTAAACGCTTGGCTTAATGGTGATGATGAAGAAGAAAGCAAAGAATCATCTCGAGGCTGGGGAAATAGTGGTAGCAAGAGTGAAAGTAGTAGCAGTACAAGTAGTGATGATTCACCTGATGCTATTAACAGCAAATATAAGTCTCTTGATGATGCATTTGCTGATCTTGACGCGCTATAATAAAGTAGCTTTATAATTTTATTTTTGCTGGTTAAATCCAGCATTTTTGTATTCACAATATAATAAGAAGGATTAAATGGCAAAATCAAAAAAACAAAAAGAAAATCTTGATGATTTTACATCAGACCTAATAAAGTCTCTTAATAAAGAAAGAGGTGCAAGAGTAGCTTATAATTTAAGTTGCGATGAATCACCAACTCATGTAAGTAGATGGATAAGCACAGGATCAAAGCAGTTAGATTATATTATTGCTAATAGACGCGATGGTGGATTACCAGAAGGTAGGATTGTTGAAATATTCGGTCCACCTAGTATTGGTAAATCACATATTGCAACTCAAATTGCAAAATCAACCCAACAAATGGGAGGTATTGTTGTATACATTGATACAGAAAATGCAACATCAGTACAAAACCTTAGATCGTTAGGTGTTGATATTACAAAAAGATTTGTATATGTTGATACACACTGCACGGAAGAAGTTCTATCAATTGCAGAAAGCACAATTATAAAAGCTAAAGCAATGGACAAAGATGTTCCCGTAACAATTATATGGGATTCTGTAGCAGCAACTTCACCAAAAGCTGAATTAACTGGTGACTACGATAAAGAGTCGATAGGCTTACAAGCAAGAGCTATATCAAAAGGTATGCGTAAGATTACAGGTGTAATTGCTAATCAAAAAGTTCTCATGGTTTGTTTAAATCAAATTAGAACAAAAGTTGGTGTATTATACGGTGATCCTACTACTACGCCTGGAGGAATGGCCATACCATTTCACAGTTCAGTTAGAATTAAACTAGGTGCTGGTTCACAAATTCTAAACAAAGACAAAGAACCTATTGGAATAAAT